TTCATTTGACCTGCTGATCTAGCACAGTAACTCTTACGTCTTGCTGCTCTCTTACCAGTAGGCTTCTTCTCAGTTACAGCAGTCTTTAGTTTAGAACCGGGGTTCTGTCTTCTATATTTAGCTACACCTTTCTTAGTCATACCAGCACCAGACTTAGTAGGACGTTTCATCCCCCTACCAATCGTAATGCCTTTCATATTACTAGGCTTTCTTTTTTTCTTTACTGCCATATGTGTATCTAAACTTTTCTTTTATGTATTTACAGTTAGCATCAAACCATGTTGTCCAATCTGGATAATCTTTCTTCTCTGGTTTAATAACACTGTGATCTATTAGTGAAGAGTCATCGTATCTCTCTTTAATAGATTTTTTATATTTTTTATTAAACTCATATGTATTCTCCATACGAGTTTTTATTTCATATATTAATCCTAACATACTCAGTATAGTTTATTAGAGTAAGTAGCATTGCCAAATCCTCGTAAGGCTTTACCACCACCTCTGCGGAATACTTTACCACCACCCATTTTTTTAACTACAGGCCCACCACTTTTCTTTTGATAAACAGACTTACGATTTTTTACAACCTTACCTAATTTAATATCCTGACCCTTTTGAATTTTATTAGCATCTGTAATATCTTTATTTGCTTTCATTAATTCTTTAATAGTAGTTCCATATTTAGAAGCTATTTCAGAAAGTGTTCCTAAACCTTTCCCACTTCCAGCTTTTATACTAGCTGGTCGTTTAGATGAAGATATAGAAGGTCCAGCAATTCCATTTGAACTTTGTTTTTTATTTGTAGCTGCTATATGTTCAGATGCAAGTTTTGATAATCTTTTTTCTTGAGCAGGATTTTTTACGTTTGTAGATTTTCTATTAGATAATTTATTTTTTTTATCGTTTTTAATTTTTTCCTGTCTAGCTAACTCATCTTTCATTTTTTTATTAGATTTAATCGGACTTTTATATGGTCTTACTGTGTTTACTCTTTTTGGTCCTTTAGAAATTTTACCACCAAATGCCCCCGGAGGAAGTTTTTTCTCTTCCTTACTAAGTTTCTCTGCTATAGCACCTACTGCTGCACTTGCTCCAAGTGTACCTATTGTACCCATTATTGCTTTATCACTTGTAGTCGTTTTTCTATTAGAAGGACCAGAAGACACTTTTATTACTGGTCTTTTTGTTTTTGTAGATGTAGGTTTTTTATTCAAAAGTTTTTTTGGACTTTTTGTTATTGGCTTACCATCTACAAGTTTTTTAGCATCCTTTGTAGTCAAACGTGGTGTACTTTTTGGAACACTAGAAAGTTTTGTTTTAGGTACTTTTCTAATATTTTTTACACCTTGTTGAGTTAGTTTTTTTAAAAGTGTGGGAGCAATCATTCTCATTACTGCGTATGCTCCTGTACCTACTATTACTGGTACTGATAATAATGCCATAATTAATCTCCTGTCTGAGCATAGTTGCCTACGTTCTTACCTTGAGTTATTTTAACAGACTCACTTTTTACATATCGTTCATCACTTACAGCTTCTATTGGTCCTTGTACACTTGGTCCTTTACGAGCAGCACCATAGCCCTGTCCCGTTGGTCTTCCAAGTACCTTATCCAGATCTACTGGAGTAGGGATTTGTGCTATCGGTCCACCCATTTAACTTCTCCTTTTCTTTCCTTTTGTAGCCATTGCTGACATTTTCTTGTTACCATATTTTTTACGACCTATCCAAGCTGCTAGAGCTTTTGGATTTTTAGCTCCCTTCTTCTTTAATTTAGAAGAAAGATTTTTAAATCTTTTACCCGTGCCTAACTTAGATTTTTTCTTCTTTTTTCCGGGCTTCATAATTTGTTGCCTTGCGCTTGCTCGACTAACCATTTTTATATATGCCTTCTATAACTTGACCACCTCTTTTTTTTGGTTTAGTTACTAAAGACTTAAGATATTTTTTATAAACTCTTTTAATATCTCTATCAGTCGAGTTTGGATTTTTTAACATATCCGTATAATCTTTTAAAGGTGAAGACATATTAACTCTTATACTTATATAGATAATCAACTACATCTTGGCTACCTAGTCCACCGCCTATAACTCCACCCATGTTACGACTTTTAACTTTACCACCACCAGCTTTTTTAAGTATAGGTTTCTTTGGTTCAGGTGCGAATTTTACTGGACTTCCTTTTTTGTGACCTTCTTTAATTTTTTCAATTACAGGTGCTGCTTGATTTATAACTTTTTGTTGTGCTGGTGTTATTTTCTTACTTGTAGGGTTTTTTTTACGGCTATTTATAATTTTTAAAGCTTTTTTTGATTGTCTTCTATTTCTCTTAACAGCAGGGCTAGGATCTTTAGCTTGCGGTCCTTTAGGATAATTCATATTTATAAAATTCATAAAATTTTCAAGATTCAATGTATTAGTTGCTTTACGTTTTTTCTTACCTGTTTTTGCATCAACTACTTTTACGTTTTTAATAAAACCTTCCCAATCAAAATCTTTAGCCATCTTAATTCTCCTCTAGCTTGCGCCCTGTGTAATTGTATCAGGACCACCAGCAGGAGATGCAGCTACAGCCATATCATCTTGTCGTGTCCTTCTCGCTTGATTGCGTAGTGTTGTTATGGCATTCTGATATTCCCCTTGCCATACAGGAAGTGTATTCCAATCTTTCATATACATTGTAGCTTCTACCATACATCCTGCAAAGAGAGCTTCATAACAATATTCACTAAGATAATTACTTATAGTCACACTCGTACCTGTAGCAGATGCTAGAGGGAGTGGTGATGATTGTGTTTGTATTTCAACTGTAAGTGCTGAAACTGGGGTAGGGACTATTTTTATACTTGAGTTGTTACGCCTTGTATAGTATCTAGGCGTTCCTGTAGATGCACTTACAGGCCAGTAGTCATTCACATACTCTACTGTCCTTTGAAGAAGATTTGTTACTGTTGTTCCTGTGCTAACTTTATAGTTTACATTACGAACAATTCTAGCTCTATCACTTAAAGACACAGTTCCTGCATTACCAGAAGACACAGATATTGTTGCGTATTCATTTAATCCAGCATCATCAAGATCTTTAACCATACGTAGTTCTGTCTTATAGATAATTGTAGACACCTGAGTAGCAAACTCAGTAGAGTCATTCTCAGTCGTATTGATTAAGTCTGTCTTTAAGTAAGAGTAATTCGGCATACTAACCTACATATAAAGTAATTGTTGGAAGCATTGTTCCTGTACCTGAAGTACTACAACAAACTACTCCATTTACACCTATGCCTAATTCTCCTATATACATATCATTAGAATCCGTAGCTCCAACTCTGTATCGTATAGCTGTGCCTTTAGCAGTCTTATTTGTAATCTGCCTTGCACCTGTAATATCTATTTCACCTGCTAATGTAGAGTAAGTATGTATAGCTAAAATTCTTGTAGTGGTTGGACGGTTATTACCTGTTCCATTATTACCTACAGTTGCATTACTATCTACATATCTAAACAGAGTTTTAACTTCACCATTAATACTTGTATTGGTAGCTGCTTTAATATTTGTACTCATATCATCTCCTTATAATAATGAGGAAGAGGCTTTGCACCTCTCCCCCATATATTAATTAACCTGCGCTACCGAAGTAACCACGCCAATCAGAAACACCAAAGCTATAACGCTCCCGTGCCTTGAACCGAAGATTACCAGTATCGAAGTCTGGCTCCATCTTGGTCTGAAGTGGGGTACGGTTAAACATCTTAGCACCATTAGGTACATCAGTCTTGACAAAGTAAGCGTCAGTGTCTGTGAACCTACGGTTGATGTAATAACCATCAGGTAACATACCAAGGTGACGAGTAGCATTTACTGCATTCGTGTTTGGATTCGTATCTCCAGCACTCGTTTGAGTATTGCCGGGACTAGAAAGAACACGGTCTGCAATTGCCCATGAGTCAACTGGGATGTGTAGACTTTTAGCACTTGCACCAATCAAGATACCACGATCATCCGTAATCTTCTGGATGTTGGTTAGAATGGTTTCAAGTGTAGCCTCTGACAGGTCAGCAGCAGCAGCTAAGTTGCTCTGATTACCAGCAGAGATAGTTGGGTGTGCAGCAGAAAAGAATGCAGCACCATCACCAATAGCATCTGAGAAGCCATTGTTGAATAGATTTGCAGCTTTAACCTGCTTAGTGTTAGCCATTGCACGAGCAAGACCTCTAGCACGAAGCTTGGCAAACGTATCATAAAGATTGTCTTCCATTGCTTCTTCTGTAATGGCAAATGCCAATGCTACAGTCTCAGCCGTA